TCTTAAGATGCCAAAGAAAGAGATCCAAAAATTCATCTTTGGAAATCTAAACGGGATTGAGATCATTCCCAAGGATCAAATGGTTTATTCTCCTACAAAGACCAAGATTGTTAAGTCAGTCCTTCATGGACGTCTGTCTGTTAAAAGTGAGAAAGAGCCAGCAATCCTTTCAAGGGATGATCCCAGGGCTGCGGGTAGGGACCCCGCTTTGCTCTCAATGTTTAGGACGCTTAATAGATCTCCGATTAAGGTCGACGAAGAACTTGTAAAAGAGGTTTTCGATGATCTGGAGTTGGAGCTGCGTTCCAGGCTAAATTTTCCCGTCCGGAGCATGCTGACATTCCAGCAGGCGTGCGAAGGAGTTCCAGGCCTATTATCAAGCCTGAAGGTTAAGACGAGCGCTGGATATCCCCTGATAAAGACGACAAAGGGGAAAGGAAAACAGGAATACATCTGGTTTGATGAGGAAGGAAAGTTTCATTACGATCCTGAATTTGAAAAACTAGTGGAGAAGAAAATTCAAGAGATGTCCCGGTATAACGGTGACCCCTCCACGATTGACCATGTTTTCATTGGGTACTTGAAGGATGAGCTGGTGAGCCCCTCCAAGATCCAGGACGTCCGGACGAGGATGATCTATTCAAACGATCTGATCTGTCTTGTGGCTTTCCGAATGCTGTATGGCCCCTTTATCATTGCCATGCAAAATACACCAGGCATAGTTGCGTCTATTGGAGTGAACCAGTATTCCCATTCCATGAACCGTCTGTATGATCAACTAACAGACATGAACTCACGCGATATAAAATTCATAGATGGCGACATTTGTGAGTGGGACTATCGTATGATACCTCAGTTTCAGGAACAGGCCTACAAGGTCATTGGCAGTATTGCTTCAGAATATGGCGTAACGAAAAATCAACACAAGTTCATGGTCGATCATGAGACTAAGACTCCTATGCAGGTTTCACAGTTTCATTATTGGACTAAGTGCAATCAGG